ACCCGGATGAGGACTACAGCTTCCAGGAAATCCAGGATGAGCAGATCAGCATCCTGGGTCATGTGTTCTGGTGGGGTATGTACGCCCGTTAACCTTCCCGCGTAAGACAAAGCCCGCCAACGAGCGGGCTTTTTTCCGTCTGCAGAAAATCGCCAAACCCCCGTCCTATAAGGCTATAAATGCGCCAATGCATTTGTTTGGTAAAAATAAATGCATTTGTGCATTGACTGTATATGCATACATATCTATTCTTCGTCTCAAGCCAGCCAAACAAGGCTTGGTGGAGGCGGCAAGGATGCTGCCAGGAAAGACAAGGAAGGCACGCAACACCGGCAAGGACGCCATCTGAGCGATGGCAGGGATGCCAGGCAATACCGGCAAGGATGCCGACGCTCTTTAGTTTCAAAGCATGACCAACACAGGCAGCGATGAACCGGCCTCATAACGGTTCAGAGGGTTGGCAACTGACCCGGGTGTGCAGCGTAAAGCACCAGAAGCAGTTATCCGGCAGACAGGGATCGTGGTCGGAAAAACATCGAGGAAAGATCCGTACCGCGCCAGTAGCGCCGAAAGATCGAATATGGACCGCATTACTGAAATGCCCGGGCAACCGGGCTTTTTGGAATGCCTACCTACGAAATGGATTTACCCAAGAGCCGGCCCGGCGCCGGTAGTGCTCAGCCAGGAGGCGTGACATGACAAACGAGCAGCAAGCGTTAGCGGAAATGCCTATCTGGCTGGTGATCGTACTGGCCCTGATCGGCGGGGTGTCCGGCGAAATGTGGCGCGCCGACAAGGAGGGCGCCCGCGGTTGGTCGTTGATCCGGCGCCTGGCCCTGCGGTCCGGGGCGTGCATGGTCTGCGGGGTCTCGGCCTTGATGCTGTGCTACGCCGCCGGCATGTCGATCTGGACCGCCGGGGCCATTGGTTGCCTCACCGCCATGGCCGGTGCGGACGTGGCCATCGGCCTTTATGAACGCTGGGCGGCCAAGCGCATTGGGGTCAACCAGGCCCCGAACTCTCGCCCGGATCAGCAGTAAGCGCTGCAAGGATGCAAGCAGATGAGACTTCTCGAAAAACCTTCCCAACTGCCTGTGGCGATTGGCGACGCGCTGACGCGCGCGTTCCCACAACTACGGGTCGGTAATCACCATGACTTCTCCGACACGGGCGACAAAAACGGCATTTTGATCAGCGTGGAGCGCAATGGCCCGGGCGTTCGCTCCCTTGCCGGGCGCAAGGCGCATGTCTTGTCGGTTTCACTCAGGGCCATGGTTGCCAGTGGGTCGGAACCGTTTGATGCCTGCGACCTGGCCAGCCAACTGATGGACTTGGCCCTGGATAACCGCTGGGGCCTGCCGCCCGAACAATGCGACCTGCCCACCGCGATTGTCGCGGCACCTTCCGTGCTCAACGGTGCGGAAACGGATTACGACACTTGGTTTGTATCCTTTACCCAGAACTTCTACCTCGGACGGTCTCTGCTCAAAAATCCCGCAGGCATGCCGCCGTCTACGGACCTGTATGTAGGTGGGTGTGAGAGGGCGGCGAATGTAACGCCGCTTCCTACTCAATCACACGGAAAAGGTGGTTCAGTAAAAGGAATTTGCAGATGTTGAAAGAATTCAGATGCGGTAACTGCAACCGACTTCTCGCCCGTACGGGTGGGTTTACAGAGCTCCAGATCAAGTGTCCCCGATGCGGCACGTTGAATCATGTGAAGGCCATGAGCCTCGAGCAATCGCCATTGAGCGACATGAATGCGGAATCTTCCGCGAACAATCAGTCGACTCAATAGGTGAAAACATGGAACCAGTACAAATCGGCAGCCGTTTCAAATCGATCGCAACAAGCTACGCAGAGGCAGTTTTCACTCCGGCGCAGAACGTCAATGGCGCGGTAGTTCGAACAGCTACGATGATCAGCCCCGTCGGGAATGGATTTATTAGTACCGGCACGACCATTCCGGAAGGGCGCTGGGTGACCAACGTGCCCGTTATCTTGTCCGCCGTTGGCGGTTCTTCCACTCTCCCGTTCTCTGTGACCATCCCTGCCGGTCAGGGCCTGTGGGTAGCAATGACTCAGAATGGCGGCGGTACTGCTTATGTGACCTACGACCTGCTGCCGTAAGTAGTAGTTTCTCGGGCCCACCAACCAGAAGGTCATGAACCTCTCCCATCGCCTTTGAGCGACATGAAAGCGGAATTCTCCGCGACAATTCATTCGACTTAATAGGTGAACAGAAACGCCTGTACGCGAACTTGGTAAAAAATTCAAAAACCAGATCATCAACGGGATGACTAATCCCATCACGGTGCTGATCTCTCCAGCAGATAATGTGAATGGCGTCATCCTTCGATCTTTCTACGGTGCCGGCACCATGGCTTTTGGGCCAAAGGTTCCTACCGTCAAAGATCGGGACGATAGTGTTCTGCAGGAAGTTGCCCCAAACGTCCTCGCCTACAACGATTTGGCCGTACCGGCTGGGCTTGGTGTCTATATCTACAACATTCAGAACTACGTTCTGCCAACCAAACTGTCGTGGGACACCCTGAACGCAGACGGTACCGTTGCATAGGCCGCGCTGAAGGACATAGCCCTGATCTCGTACTGGGCTTTTAGGCAATACCGCGCGGCATAGGCCGCGCAACTATCCAAGGCCTCGCCATCGTGCGGGGCCTTTCCGTTTTCGGCTCCTCCACACACATCGCTCCGAGCTGGGAGTGCTGCTGGGGCTGACCTATTTCAAACATGCCCCACGGAGTCGAGCGCATGGAGTATCTACAGCGCCTGCTCGACAAGATCGACAGGTTCGAATTATTGATCGCGGGCCTCGTTGGGGCGGTGATCGCCAGTTGGTGGCACAAGGACTACCTGGCGGATTGGCATGCCTGGGTGATCTTCTTAATCACAGGGGGGGCGCGAGTTCGTTGCACCTGACTGGGATGGTCAGTGCCTATCGCAGTTCCAACATGGACGTTGGTTTGTCTACCTAGGGGGGCTTTCAAGGTGACTGTGGTGTTGATAACGCAGCCTCAATTGATTCAAATCATGCCAGGCGCTCGCCGTATGGCGGGCCTTTTTTCAACCGCGCTGAATGCGACTTTTGCTCGGTACGAAATCAACAGCGTATTGCGCGCTGCTGCTTTTCTCGCGCAGATCGGCCACGAGTCCGGCGAACTGCACTACGTGCGCGAACTCGGCAGCGATACTTATTTGAGCAAGTACGACACCGGCACACTGGCTGCGCGCCTGGGCAATACCCCCGAAGCGGACGGCGACGGCCAGAAGTACCGGGGCCGGGGTCTGATCCAGATCACCGGTCGCCGCAACTACCTGGCCTGCAGCCAGGCCCTGTTTGGCGACGAACGCTTGCTGCAACAACCCGAGCTGCTGGAGCAACCGCAATGGGCCTGTGAATCCGCCGCCTGGTTCTGGCAAAGCAATGGCTTGAATGAACTCGCCGACAAGGACCAGTTCACCACCATCACCCGGCGCATCAACGGCGGGCTCAATGGCCTGGAGGATCGTTTGCAGCTGTGGGCGCGGGCGAAGGCGGTGTTATGCGTTTCTTAGTTGCGATTGGCGTATGCGTGCTGGTGGTCGTTGTCTGGCAGGTGCAGGCGTGGCGGTACGGGGCACAGATTGAACGCTTGTCGGCCGCACAGACCCAGAAAGCCCTGCATCTACAGCAGGCCGAACAAGACAGACGGCTGGCCCTTGAGCAACAGCTCAGTGCCATCGACCAACAACATGCCCGGGAATTGAGCGATGCCCAACGTACTCAAGCCGCTTTGCGTGACCGCATTGCCACTGCTGATGTGCGGCTGTCAGTCCTTCTCGACGCTTCCAGTGGCTGCCCAATGCCGGCCGCCACCGCCGCCGGTAGCGTGGTTCAGGCAGCCCCGCGAGCCCGACTTGACCCAGCGCATGCTCAGCGAATTATCCGCATCACCGACGACGGCGACAGCGCCCTGATTGCCTTGCGTGCCTGTCAGGCGTATGTGCGAGCCGTCGCCCGTTAGTGTCTTGAGACAGTCCGTCACTTGCGTGTGAGATTGTCTCCTGTAGGGTAGGCGAACCCCCGCCCACGACTGGAGACGACCGTGAAGGAAATCACTCAACTGGCTGCCGAACTGGGCCGCCGCCTGCAGGTGCTCAACGCCCATGTCACCACGGCCGAGTCCTGCACCGGCGGCGGTATCGCGGAGGCCATCACGCGAATTCCGGGCAGCTCAGCCTGGTTCGAGGCGGGCTATGTCACCTATTCCAATCGGCAGAAGACCCGGCAATTGAATGTGCCGGAGACATTGTTTGCAAAAGTC